TGGGTGGATACAGGGTAGCGCACCCAAAATCTAAGAGTCAATAGATCAATGGTGTGTCTGCTATGGGCGCACTATTTTTTTATGGTTTTTTCTTGTATATTATGTATCATACATCTGGACAAAATATTCAGATTTTAGGCTATTTTGGTTTTACAAAATTTTTCAGCATTGTGCTATAATAGATTCATGACCGAAACCGCATACGATGGAGAAAACTGCTGTGCAGCATGCACTTGCACTAATCCTCATTCATCATCAGAGCCAGTAACAACAGAAGAATAAAAATGGGTATCCTGGATAATCTTGAAAATGCCTGGGATGAAGATTTTTTATTCGAATCAAAACCTATGCCAGTAACAGATAACATGGGTAGACCTGTTGAAGACTCATCTTTGGCTATAAAATTATTTTCAGAAACCTGTTGCACTGATTGTAGTTGCAAGCATGAGTAATACAGAAGAACAGTTAACTCCTGAGCAAGCACAGGCAATTCTATTATTTCAGATTGAACAAAAACTTAGACAACATATTGCTTTACAGGTTGAATCTAAATTTCATAACGCATATCATGACGCATCACATATAATTGCACAATATATAAGAAATATGGCTTAAGGGTAATTAGATCCATCGTGTAATTCTGCATCACCAAATATACAAGGGTTTAAAAAAACGGGCTCATCAATAGAACCTCTAACAAAAGCAGTAGAGAAATACCTAATTTGATCTCCAGTAACTTTCTTTGGCCCATGTAGTATATTTCCACCATGTAACACTAATGATCTGGCTTTTGGTTTGTGGATAATGCCTAACTCTGGATATTCAATCTCTCCGCCTAGGTAATCATCATTGTAATATATAACGATTCCATAACGAATATAATAATCTAAATCCTTTAGCCAATAATCTCTGTGAACTTGCATTGGCTCTTTATCTAAAACCCTTTGTAGCGCAACATCTCCAACATAGAGCAAATTGGAAAAAAGGTTTTGCACATTTTGGTTTATATCTTTAAAAATTTCGGGGAGTTGACCTAATTTCTGTTTGCCATAAAAGAAAGTACCTTCTTGTTCATCATGCCACCAATCAGATTCATCTAAAGATTGGCAATACTCCAATATACTGGTTTGCTGATCAACTGTTACAAAATCTTCGATCTCATATAGATCTGGCGAAAGTCTATTGACCTTCATCTACTAATTCCCACATACGAATATCGACAAACCCGTATCTAGAAAGATCAGCCAACTCTTCCGTATCTGCTTCAATAATAATTCTCACATTTGATTCAATATCAAACCCTGGCTCGTACTCTTTTTGAGCATGGGCCAGATATGCTTCTTGAATCTTTTCAAGAATTGGTTTGTAATAGTATTTAGGCAATTAAACCAGCATCCTTCATACGATCATACATGTTTGCCGTAATTAAACTTAACGCTGGCTGGCTTTGTGATATCTGTGTTTCCATATCTTCTGGACTCATGCCACCTTGTATACACATTTCACGATTATCATCGTTAATACTCTTTAGCATAAGTTCTACTGCTTCGTCTTTTGTCATGTCCATTCCTTTTCTTGGTCGTAGGTTACAGAGTACTCCCCTGTAAATATTTCTGCATAAGAAATTATATCTCTATTATACCTTATAAGGGTTTCTTTGCCAACTTTGTCGCAGATGTACTTGCTACCCCTAGTTAGTGGTTCAAACTTCATCCCCTGCCCTTGTAGGGCGTTATTAAGGGTATCCAGGTATCTTTGCTTGCCGTATCTTTTAGATACAAATGCTTGGTCTACATATTCAAACCTTGCATCTCTATCGTTATCCCGTGCAATGTCCGAATTGTCTATTATGTACTTTGTTGCAGGATGTTCCATCCGTGTAGACCAGTTTCGCATGTTATCGCTGTATTTCTCCATGTTCTTGAGAGTTGAGTCAGCGAAAGCCATGCGTATAAGGTCTTGTTCGGAAAGATCAGCCTCTATTGCGAACGAAATCAAAAAAGCGGTTGCGAAGGGAAACTTGTCGCTATATGTCGTCACGTCAAAGTGAACATTTGGATTAAACGACTCGACTGACATACCGTCTTCTATTAGTCGCATATGATTTCCTAGAGATACAAACTCTTGTCGATTCATGTCTGCGGACATAAAACCATCCATGTCGGGGGATATAATTAAATTCTTAGAATGCTCCAGTGTATTAAGTATCTCTGTTTTCATTTTGTATAAACGTCCCTTATAATAATTTTATGACTGTGCAAGACTCGGCTTCCTTAATCGTAGCAATACTTACAATTGTATCATCAATCGCCTTTGCAATCAAGTGGATGGTAAAACATTATCTTAGCGAACTTAAGCCAAATAGTGGATCATCGATGAAAGATCAAATTTCGAGATTAGAAAGTGCTGTTGACGACCAGAGAGTTGACTCTATCAAATCTAGAGATCGCCAGGAAAAGAAACTTGACGAGATGTATCAAATTTTAATTAAGCACATTGCTTCTAACGATAAATAATTTGCTATATACTATATATAAAGATAGTTTTTAAAACTATAAGGATAGTTCTTATTTCTTATATATTTAAAGTATACACTATCGAATACCTGGCTAAAACAGACTTATAGTATTAAATCGGACATTGTCTATTATAACAATTGTATAACAATTATAAAACCTTTACTTTAATGTCCCTTTTGTCTATTATGGTATAATTTTAATACTGGCTAATACCTTGGTTTGTCCTATACCCACCAATCAAGGTATTAGTCTTTATTTATGGTATAATCTCATTATGACTATGTGTGGACCAGAGGTTTTTGGAGCAGATCCCGCCAGAATTAAGTGGCAAATTGTTAGAGGAGACACCTCTCCGCTTCGTGTTGATTTTTTAGAAGATGACGAAACCACATATTTTGATACCTCTGATTGGACATATGTTGCTACAACCTATGATCCTCAATCTGACACCTTGGATCAATTAATTGTTACCCCTGGAAATGGATATGTTGATATTATGGCCCCCGCATCGATTACATCTCAATGGGGCACTGGATATAAAACGATTGTAACAGAGTTGACTTTTGACTTACAGGTAACTATCAATGGAGTAACAGATTCATCAGATATTATCTGGACACCTTTAATTGGTACAGTATCGGTAATTGGCGATATTTCAGGGACTCTATAATGTCAGTAGTAAAAGTTAAAATTAACAGACCTGAGTTGCCACCAGTTATTAGAATTAAGAATAAAACATTTAAAGTAAACAAATAGTCATGAGATAATGTCTGTATGGCTGCTTCTAAATCTATGGACTTTCCAAATGCAAAAAAAACTAGTTATGCTGCACAAGTAGAACAGACACAGGCCTCTCCTTATCAAGAAAATACCCTTTCATTCCTTCCAGTTCCTGGGCCACAAGGTCCTCAAGGGCCAGCAGGAAGAGATGGAAAAGATGGTTTGCCAGGTCCACAAGGACCAGAAGGACAAAAAGGGCAAAAAGGAGAAAAAGGACCAACAGGACAAAACGGACTTAGTTCTTTATCTTCTTCGGGACAGCAGGCAGGTTGGGCATCATATACAAATAGTATTCAGAAATCTACAAACCTTGGAATATCTCAAGGAGATGACGGATGGGTAACCTTAACGCTAGATACAAAAGACAAAACCCAAAATGAAACATATCTACCAACTGGCTGCACAAGTCTTTGGAATAGCCACCAGAGAGCCCTAAACTTCCACGGTATCAAACAAGGATCTCAGGTATTCGTAACATACAACTTTGAACTAACAACATATACCCCAAATACAGAGGTTTGGCTAAGAACATACTTTGCAAGCAAAGATAAAGAGTTTGTTCAGTTGATAGGATCTTTTAAGTATCAGAATGTTTATAACCTTTCTGTAACACAACAGATATTTATAGAGGACCAAGCCATGTGGGGTAATGGAGCAGTTCCACAGATCAGAACCGACTTTGATTCAACCGTAATCTTCAATTCAGTATACGTCAGCGTGGTATAATAAAACCATGGCATTTCCAGCGACCTATGACTTTAATTACTATAAGGGTGATACCTTTGAGTTTCGTATCTACCCGAAAAAAAATGATGGAACAGTTTTTGAACTTTCATCATACAAGATTGCTACAAACACATCTAGCGTTATTGATGATGTAACGGATACTATTGCCCCATATGACAGCGCAAGATTTACAATTGCAAACCTAAGAGGTTCTACTGGAGAGCAGATTGCTTGTTTTGCAAGAATCTCAGATGATGGAACTTTTGTTCAGTGTGCTATTAGACCAACAGACTCTGCAACTCTTATTGCTGGAACAGAATATGTATATGACGTAGAAGTAGTAAAGCCAGCAGGGCTTCCAGGAACTGGACAATACTCTTTAGTTCACACATTACTTACAGGTAAAATAACAATAACTGATCAAGTAACTGGAGCATAAAATTGGCAGACATACTATTATCTAATGACGACTTAACGGTATTTGGTGGTCCAGAGACAGTTAGTCTTGATTTAGATTTTGGACCAACTGGAGATCGTGGAAGTTTAATAATTGGTGTTCAGGGAGATCCTAGAGATGCTACTGTTTCAAATTCTATAACTCAAGATGAACAGGTTTTAGATATTGCTATTGACTATAGCCCAAGTTCACCAACATATAAAACAGTATTTCAATATGTAGCAACCCCTAGCGGAGATCCTCAGTGGACCCCATTAGTTAGCCTAAAGACAAATTTTTATTCAGAAGTAAAAGGTCCACTACTTCCAGTGCTTGGAAAGATAACAGTTCCTCCAATCAATGTAACCGATATCTATGATATAGAAGAAGGAACTGTAAGTTCTTCTAGATTTAATATTCAGTATTCTATATCTTCCTCAGAAATTGCGGGACCGTTATCAACAAACCTTATTATAAAGCCATTGATAACCTCACAAGGCTTTTTGGCTTTACCACTTGAAATAGAAGGAGTGGAATATTTAGATGGAACTTGGGCACCTATGACTGGTGAGAAAATGGTTCATCTTTTTATTACGGTGGTATAATGAAAAAGGGTGATCTATAGTGGCAGCAGAAAACATTGACAATACCGTTAACGGTACTGGACTTTTCAATGCCAAAGTTCCTGGTCTTTCAGATGCAGCAGATATTCAAGCAGCCCTAAGACTTTATCACTATGGATCTTATACTTATGATGGCTCAAATACAAATGTCTCAAATCTTGTAACTCCATCCATTGCAAAACATCTTCAAAATCTTGTCGATATGGATGCAACAAAAGCCCCTCTTGCAAATGCAAACTTTACTACAGGAATAACTACCCCAAATAACACTGCAAGTAGAATTTCTTTTTATTATGCAAATGTAAACTCTTTTCCAGAAGCAAGTACTGCCCACGGAGCAATTGCTCATGCACACGATACAGGAAAGATGTACTTTGCACATTCTGGACAATGGCTTGAATTAGTAACAAAAACTTATGTAGATGATGAAATTTCAAACTCAATAGTAGATCAGTCTGCTTTAGCAGGAGAAGGTATTGAATGGAATGCTGGAGACTCAGTATTTGATGTTGAGGCAAGCATTGTTAATACTAACAAAATTATAACAAAAGCATCTAGTTTTACTTTAGATCCATTAGATGCATCAAAAACAATTTTACTTTCAACACCAACAACAATGAGTTTAACAATTCCTTTAAATGCTTCTGTGGCAATTCCAGTAGGATATAAGTATCATACTATTGAAATTGGTGAAGGCGTAACCGCATTTACGCCATCTGCTGGAGTTACAATTAATAGTAAGAACTCACAATTATTTATTGATACTCAATATGGCCAAGCAACTCTTATAAAAGTAGCAACAGATACTTGGATTGCGTATGGAGATATTTACGAAGGTGGAGCAGCACCAACTACTACGGCCTCTACAACTGCTGCAACAACTACAACTACAGCAGCAACTACAACTACAGCAGCAACTACAAGTGGAACCACAGCAACAACTTCAGGAACTACTGCTACAACTGAAGGAACGCCAGCACCAACCCAACCAACAACAGAAGGAACCACTACAACAACTGCACAAGACTGTACACCAGTATATTCTTATCGTGAAGCAAGAGTATGTAATGGAACAAGCATGATGGTTGATATTCTTGTAAATCCATGCACAGGAGCAGAGACTTGGAATTGCCCATCAACAACTACAACAACAACTGAAGCAACCACTACAACAACTGCAGATCCTTGTACTCCATCATTCTCTTATCGTGAAGCAAGAGTATGTAATGGTGTTGCTGGACTTGTTGATATTTATGTAAATCCATGTACACAAGAAGAAACTTGGGATTGTCCATCAACCACTACAACAACTGCAGCAACCCTAGCATCTTGTCCAGGACAAATAACTAATCCAACATCTTATACCTGTTCTGAATTAGGGTTTGAACGCCTTGGTGGTTCTGAAACATACAGTGTTCCATACGGATACTCTTGTTGCGGAGGTGCACTAACAACTGCGCCAACCACTACAACAACTGCACAAGACTGTACACCAGTATATTCTTATCGTGAAGCAAGAGTATGTAATGGTGTTGCTGGACTTGTTGATATTTATGTAAATCCATGTACAGGTGCAGAATCTTATACCTGTCCACCACCAAGTACAACTGCTGCGACAACAACTACAACTGCTGCGACAACAACTACAACAACCACTACAACAACTGCAGCCACGCTAGCATCTTGTCCAGGACAAGCAACTAACCCAACATCTTATACTTGTAGCGAACTAGGATTAACCTATCTTGGAGGATCGTCAACATATAGCGTACCTTCAGGATGGCAATGTTGTGGAGGATCAGTAGCAACCACAACAACAGCAGCACCAGCAACCACTACTACTACAACTGCAGCACCAGCAACCACTACTACTACAACTGCACAGAATTGTACTCCTGTAGCGTCATACAATGAGTACCGTTCTTCTTGTGGAACTACTGTTACTATTTACGTAAACCCTTGTACTGGAGCAGAATCTTATACCTGTCCAGGAACTACAACTGCTGCACCACCTTACTTCCCGTTCTTCTTTGATTCAACTACCGCAGCCCCTGCAACTACCGCAGCCCCTGCAACTACCGCAGCACCAACTGAGGCACCACCGTTCTTCCCACCATTCTTCCCATTCTTCCCGTTCTTCCCAGCCTTTGCAATTCCTTGGTTTGGACCACCATGCGTTGAAGAAAATACTTTAGTAGATACACCTAGCGGACAGATTCCTGTAAAGAATCTTCAGGTTGGCGACGTAATTTGGTCAACAACAATTGTCGAACTAGATGAATCAGAACCAGATTGGCAGAAGTATGCTTGGTCATCTCCAACATTGACAACAGGTGCTTTAGTTGAAACAACTATTACATCATTAGAATCTGTTGAAGAATCAGATATTATATGCTTTAACGGAAACCTAGATGTAAGATTAACTTATACACAACCAATATTTGTTAAAACAATTGCAGGAGAGTATAAGATTAAAGAAGCATACTATGTTGAAGTTGGAGATAGCCTAGTTGTCATTGATTCTAGTGGTGAAAAGGTAGAAGTTCCAGTAACAAGTATTGAGCACTCTGCTGATGAGACAGTAACTGTTTACCAGTTATCTTGTGAACCTTATGACTGGTTCTTTGTAAGCGGAATCTTAATTCACAACAAGTAGTCTTAAATGATTATTAAAAACTTTTTAACAAAAGAAGAGTGTGAAGTACTTATAGAAGAAGCAAAAACTTCTACTAACTGGAAACCACAAAATAAAGATACTGGCATCTATATTCTTCCATCAAAAAATCATAAAATAATGATAGATATAAACAAAAAAGTTTCTGAACTTTTTGATAAAAATCTTCATACACAAATGATAAGGATGATACATAAAACAGATAGTAATTCTTTTTGGGAAGATCATTCTGACAACTCTGGAGGAAGCAACATAAAGTATGGGGTTGTTATATACCTAAATGATGATTTTCAGGGAGGAGAACTTTTTTACACAGAATCTAAGATGATAATAAAGCCAGAAAAAGGAATGCTTATATATCATGCAGGCGATAAAGTTCACGGGGTATCTAAAGTAGATTCTGGTATAAGGTATACCCTAACATCTTTTATTAGGGGCAAAGTAGAGATAGACACAGCAGACGGTCTTGGTGTATAATATAACTATGTCAAGTAGAATAGATAAAATAAAAGAAATAATTGAGGCTAACAAGAATTCATCTGTAAGTCCCTTGGATATTTTAAAGCCAGGGACAGAATGGGTATTATCAAAACAGTGCAAAAAGTGTGGATGCTTTATGGCTATAAAAACAAAACTTCAAGCAGCAACCTGCCCATTAGGAAAATGGTAAATGTCAAGGATCTTTATTCAAATATCTTCTTATAGAGATCCAGAATTAAAACCAACAATTTTAGATGCAATAGGAAAGTCTTCTGGAAAACATGTCCTTACTTTTGGAGTTCATGTTTCTTATTTAGAAGAGTCTGAAATAGATATACCAGACATTCCAAATATTAAATATGTAACAAGCAAGGCCCCAGAAAATGTTGGAGTTGGAATAGGAAGGTATCTTTCTCATCAGTTTTATAATGGTGAAGATTTTTATTTTCAGTGTGATTCTCATTCAAGGTTTGTCCAAGATTGGGATGAAATTGCAATAAACTCAATTTTAAATTATCAGGCACAAGGAATAGAAAAACCTCTTTTAACTATGTATCCCGCAAATTATTGGTATAAGGATAATACATTTGAGGATATTGAAACAGATTTATTTAATCCAGACTATTGCACAACGATTAGTTTTCATCAAAAACCAGAAGAGTTTAAAAGGTTGAGAATTCCATCTCAAACAGCAATGCCTGCCAACGGTAGTATTTTTACTAAATCCATTTCTGCTGGATCCTTGTTTACAGTTGGACCATTTATGTCACCAAACAAAGATATGGCTTTTTGGGGAGAAGAAATAATTATGGCAGCAAGAGCCTATACTCACGGGTATGATTTGGTTATTCCAGACAAGCAATATCTATATCATTTATATTATAATCATGACAAACCCGAACTCAATAGGCGTAAAATATTTTGGGCTGATTTTCCAAATGAATTTGAAATCATGAATGCTAGATCAAGAGAAATAGTTTATAAAACCCTTGTAGAAGAAACTATAGGTGATGGGTATTTGGGAACAGAAAGGTCATTGTCTGAATATGCAAAGTTCTCAGGTCTTGATTTCTTGCATGGAGAAGTTGTTGAGCCCTGCTAAAACTAAAAAGCACCCATAGGGTTATCCCATAGGTGCCTTTAGTTATTATAATTTACTTGGGAAATTTAGCCATCCACATTCTGGTCTTTGGAGTAATACCCTTCCAAGAAGACCAATCCTCTCCCCCGTTTGTCATGTAGTATGCGATTTCTGCATTCTTGACGGGATTGAATAGTTCAGCATTAGAGTTAATATCAAACTTGTCTCTACGATCAGGACCAAGGCCATCAATCATATTGATTTGGAACATACCATAAGAGGAGTCACCAGTCTTATGATTGCCATTAAAAGCCAATGGTCGTCCATTAGATTCTTTTTTGGCAACTGCCCAAGCAACAACAAGGTCTTTACCCTTGAAGCCTACTAGCGAAAGCAGTTCTTTTAGTTCTAAATCAGTTAGAGAAACCTTGTTCTCAAAACCCTCTAGTTTTTTTGCCTTAGAAACCAAAAAAACCTCTTTCGAGGCGGTTTCCGATGTCTGAGCCTGTTCCAGGCTAAGATTGTTCTTAGTATCAAGATCTGAATTAGCATTGGCAGTGTTCGACAAAACCGTTACTAGTGCTACGATACTGAGTGTGCTAATGATCTCTTTGTTTCTTTCGATAAATTTAATCATAGTTTCCTCCTTAGAAAACAATAACACCCTGGTAGGTGTCTATACCAAGTATAACACAAAAATTTGTCAAAAGTCAACTTTAGAGGGTGGTATAATAAAGATTATGCCTAACTCATCGTCTAATTATCCTACTATGAAGTATCCGCTTGCGTCTGATCCAGTTAATGTACACGGAGATTTTAAGGTTTTAGTAGATGCTTTAAATAATATATTACCGCCACTTGGAATGACTGGAGTATCTTCATCAGTTAGAAATATATCAGGAGTTTCATTACCTACTGGCACTCCTGTGTTTATTAATGGTAGCGTTTCTGGAGTTCCAACGGTAGCAAAATATAATCCATCAAGTGTTGACCATAATCCAGATGTCCCTATTCTTGGATTAGTTCAGTCAACCATTGCAAATAATGAAAATGGAATTATTGTTGTTTCTGGTGTTTTACAGATGAATACATCATCACTAGGAACTTCTGGAGCAAAAGTTTATATAGATTCAAATGGAAACCTTGTTAATGGTCGTCCATCAACAGGTCCAGGAAGATATGTTGCAGTTGTTGCCCTTCAAGGAACTACTGGGTTAATAATAGTTCAAACAAAAGGAAACGGCACTTGGGGCGCACTCAAGGACGGATTGTCGTGATATAATAAAGTTATGGCTAACTATAGAAACCCCAATGAAACCCCAATTCTTAATGTTGCTGCACCAGCAACCTATAATATTGGAAACAAGCCACCACTAATCAACTGGACAGTTGTAATTGGGGATACTGCATCTTTTAGAATTTATGTAGAAGATGATAGAGGAAATCCTTTAGATTATAATACAACTAATTTTGATCCAAACAATGCGGGTTGGACCATAACTGGAGACTTTAGAAGATATTCAGACAATATTGGAGATGATCTTCTTTTTACAGTTTTGCCAGATAAGTCAGAGTTTGATGATCCTGGAGAGTTTACAGTTACTTTGTCAGCAACTGAGTCAAAACAACTTTTGACTGGCGATGTTTTTGATATTCAACTAAAAGATGGAGACCGTGTTTGGACAGTTTGCCAGGGCGAAATGATCATGCTTGGTGAAATTACAGATCAGGCGTTGTAAGAACTATGGCAACAACTAGGATTTCCGAGGGGATTGCTTTAGCAGTATTAGCATCAGCAACAACAATATCACCACTCATCCAAATAGAAGATATTAAGCCAACTTCTAATAGCATAGTTTCAGTAAATTATGCTAAAGTGGTTAGACCAGCAGACATACTTCCATTTAGGTTAACAATAACTAACATTGGAATTGAGGGATACCGTGAAAATAACCCTCCAGGAATTGGTATTCAGGTTATTGGTTTTTCCAACTATATTCTATAATAATCTTATTAAAACGCATGTTACAATTACGACATGGCGAAAATATCAGTTACAGGAGTTAAGAGTCTATTCCAAACAGGTGATAGACCTACTCAAGAAAATTATGTAGATTTAATCGATACCCTTGTTTCTCAATCAACAGATTTAGGATCATCAGGTAACAACGAAAACCAAGTCGATGGTATTGAGAACGTAACCGTAATTGACAGTTTTGACGCCACTGTATGGCGTATGGTCAAGTATATTGTTTCAATATCAAAGACCTCTGCAGGGGACAATAAGTTCTATGCAACCGAATTAACAATTCTTGTTGACGGTACAAATGTATCAGTCAGCGAGTATGGCACTATCGACAATGATGGGAATATTGGCACCATTGATGTCTCTCGCACTGGAAATACCGTGGCCTTAACAGTCACTCCAGATCCTGCGATCAAGCCAGTCACTGTACGTTACGCACGTATGGGACTTAAGGCATAACTAAGGAGATATAAAAAATGGCAACAGTAAATAAAGATTTTAAAATTAAGAGTGGTTTAATCGTTGAAGGTACAACAGCGACAGTTAACGGTTTTGACGTTCTTACAAAGAAAACAGCAGATCAAAATTATATTATTGATCTTATTGGTGGTACAGCAACACCTGCTAACACTGCAAACACAGTTGTAAAGCGTGATGCTAATGGAGATTTTGCTGCTGGTGATATTACAGCAGACTTGATTGGTAACGTAACTGGAACAGTTTCAAGCCTTTCAAACCATGACACTGCAGACCTTGCAGAAGGAACAAACCTTTACTTCACAAACCAAAGAGCACTTGATGCAACTTCAGCAGCATACGATGCAGCAGGAACTGCAGCAACACAGGCAGGACTTGTATCAGGAGATCTTTCAGATCACCAATCAGATACATCAGCACACGGTGTAACTGGTAACGTAGTAGGAACAACAGACACACAAACATTAACAAATAAGACTATTGGAGACACACTTAACTTCACTGGCGCAGGATCAATGACAATCAATTCTGATTCTCATATCGTTCTTACTCCAGCAGCAGGTTCTTCTGTTAAGTGGGGTTCAGATATTCTTGCAACTCAGGCTTATGCAGATCAAAAGGTTGCAGATCTGGTAGATTCAGCACCAGAACTTCTTGATACACTCAATGAATTAGCAGCAGCAATTGGAGACAATCCAAACTATGCAGCAGATCTTGCTACATCAGTAGGAACAAAGGTTTCAAAGGCTGGAGATACAATGACTGGTGCTTTGACACTATCAGGTGCACCAACTTCAGCAAATCATGCAGCAACTAAAGACTATGTAGACACAGCAGCATCAACAGCACAAGGAAATGCAGAAGATTATGCAGATGGGCTTGCAGGAAACTATGAGCCAGCAGGAGCAATCACTACAGCAATTAATGCACTTGACACAGATGACATTGAAGAAGGTGCTACAAACCAGTACTTCACAGATGTTCGTGCTAAGACTTCAGCAGCAGCACTCATTGTTGGTGCTACAAAGACAAACATCACTATTACTGGTGACGAAAATGGTTGGGTTCGTCGTGAAGAAGCAACTTGGACAGAGGTTTCAACCGCTTCAAAGGCTACCTGTCACTCAGCAGGAACAAGCGAAGGAAGCATGAAGTACCTTGTTCGTGTAACAGCATCAGTTGGAGGAACTCGTCATTCACATGTCACAGAAGTTCTTGCAACAGTAGATGGTTCCAATGGAGTAGCAGTTGTTGAATATGGAACAATATACACTTCAGTAGATCCACTAGCAACCGTAACAGTTGAATGGAATAATTCAACATCAAAGTATGACCTAAATGTAACTACAGCAAACAATAACTCAGAAGTTATGGTTGCAGCAACATTGATGGCAACACTTGACTAAATTCTAAAAAATAAATAGTTGGAAGAAGGAGTAGTAAATGGCAACAGTCGAAAAAGACTTCAAGGTCAAGAATGGATTAGTCGTAACTAACGGCGGTACATTCGGAGATGCAGTAACAGTAGGAGCACCAACTCTTGCTGGACATGCAGCAACTAAGGAGTATGTTGATTCTTTGTCAGGATCTATGCAAGTAGGAACAACTCCTCCTTCTTCACCAACTAATGGAACACAGTGGCTAGACACTCTAACAAATAGAGTTAATTTTTATTACAATGGCAACTGGTATACCCAGGCAACTATTGACGATACAAATAATCTTCCACAGCACATTCACGATACCGCAATTGATGGAACTGGTTTCATAGTATCCCAGTTCTATGAAGGTGGATCATTCAATAGCCCATTGGGTGTAGGTTTGGATGCTGGAGGCCCAAGTTCAACAACTTGGACTGTAGTATTCGATGGCGGTAGTGTAGTAGATAACTTCAACTAAAATAGGGGTTATAATAAGATAAGTAAATGGGCAGCCCCCATAAGGAGAAATAAAAATATGGCAACAAGAATGCAACAGCGCAGAGGAACTGCAGCACAATGGACGGCTGCAAACCCAACTCTAGCAGCAGGTGAAATCGGATTTGAAACCGACACAAATAAGTTTAAAATGGGTAATGGCTCCTCAGCCTGGACAGCATTAACATATTTTGCTAATGCAGCCGAACTATCAGCCATCATTGACAGCGCTCCAGAAGCACTTAATACTCTAAATGAATTAGCAGCAGCCCTTGGAGATGATCCTGCTTTCTTTACAAATATTGCAGAGTCTATTTCAGATAATATTGATTCTCACAACGCTCAAACAAACGTACACGGAATTGCCAACACAGCGCTTCTTGCAACTACAGCAAACGTAGCAACTGCTAAGAGTGAAGCACAAACTTTTGCAACAACAGAAGTTACAACACACGCAGAAGACCAAACAAACGTTCATGGAATTGTAGACACTGCAGCACTCGCAACTAAATCATATGCTGACACAGCAGTGTCAACGCACAATGCAGACGCAACAGATGTTCATGGGATTGCGGATACTGCACAACTTGCAACTAAAACATACGCAGACTCAGCAGTTTCAACACACAGTACAGATACAACTGAGGTTCACGGAATTGCTAATACAGCAGACCTTGCAACTAAATCATATGCTGACACAGCAGTGTCAACACACTCAGATGATACAACAGATGTTCATGGAATTACAAATACAGCAGACCTTGCAACAAAGTCTTATGCTGACGCAGCAGTGTCTACACATGCTGCACTCACACTAGATGTTCATGGAATTGCAAACACAGCACTTCTTGCAACTCAAGATTTTGTTTCAACTGCAATTGGAAACTCAGCAATTGATCAATCACTTCTTGCAGGTGTAGGAATTGAATGGAACGCAACAACTGATCAGTATGATATTGACTCAACAGTAGCAACAACAACATATGTAGGAACTGAGATTGGAACCCATAACTCAGACACAACATCTGTTCACGGTATTGCAGATACATCGCTTCTTGCACTTAAGTCAGAGGTTGCAGCAGTTACAGCAGCCACACTTGGTCTTGGAAATGTAACTAATACAGCAGATGCAGACAAGCCAGTATCAACAGCACAGTCTACAGCAATCGCAGATGCAACATCACAAGTTAACGCACTACTAACAGGTGCTCCAGCAGCACTCAACACACTTGATGAACTTGCAGCAGCCCTTGGCGATGACGCTAACTTTGCAGCAACAGTAACAACAAATCTTGGATTAAAGGTAGACTCTTTAACCCCAATTAGTCAAAAGACAGCATCATATACACTTTCATCACTTACTGAGAGAGATGATTTAATTGAAATGGGATCAGCATCAGCGATAACTCTTTCAATTCCAACAGATGCTACTCTAAACTATCCAATCGGAACATCTATTGATATTCTTCAAACTGGAGCAGGACAGGTAACAATAGCAGCAGTGACACCTGGAACTACAACAGTAAATGCAACACCTGGCTTGAAACTTCGTACAACTTGGTCATCTTGTACTCTCTTTAAGAGAGCAGCAAATACTTGGGTTGTCTACGGCGACTTGACAGCGTAATACAAA